CCTGCGCGCAGGTTGCCGCTGCCTGCCGACAGCTGCGCTTCGATGTCCTCACGTTGTAGAGCACTCTCGACGAGCAAGGCCGCAGCCTCCATCGCCCCTCGCATCTGATCACGATGCGTGCAGACCTGATCGAACAGAAAGACAACACGAGCACCGCGCGGCGTCGCATGGATCAGGTTGCCCGGTATGCGATCGTCGCCGGCGAGCTCGAAGAACTCAGCCCATGCCTCTGCCGGCAGTTCGGTGTGCCGGTTGCCTTCTCGCGTTGGGTCTTCGTAGTCGATGTCGATGGCGCATCCATGCCCGCCAATCCAGTCTGCGGCCAGCGAGTAGTTGCGCGTCCAGATGTGCGGCGACCACCAGCTGCATTCTCCGTCAGGGATAGCGGTCAGCGCAGCGACCCAGTCCTCGACCGTCTCACCTGCCGGCCTTGCGCTTCCCTGCGGATTCTGCTTCCCCATGCCGACGCTGATCGTCGGCTCGCTTATGCGTTCGTCCATGCCCCTCCTTGACTGACGAAACTAGAACGGGATCTCGTTCGGCTGATCCTTGTGCTCGTCGCACCCTGCTTTGCGTGAGTCTTGCGGAACGTCTGAATCCCAGCGGGCGCACCTTAGCGCGCCGGTCATCATGATCGAAGCGTGGTCGCAGGAATAGCACGAGCGATCAGTCTTGATCGACTCGACCAACCGCTGGAGATCTGCAAGAGCAGCCAGCAGTCGGTCGCGATCGGAGCTCGTCAGGCGATCAGAACTCATAACCGACCACCGTCAGCAGCGGCTCGCCGTTCTTCTTGCGCTTGACGGGGTGCGGCTGGCACAGCACGCGCCGCGGCGCTGCGAGGTCGTCATCGTTGATGATGTCGGCGGTGTCCTTCGGCATCGGGCGAGCGTCGCTCGTCAGATCCCACCACAGCGACGCGCGGGCATAGGCTGCCGGGTTGTTGTCGTTGCAGTAGATGAAGTCGCGCAGATGCGGGTTGGCCTTGTCCGTGGTGTAGTAGACGATGTTGATTCGATCGCGGTTCCAGTCGCCGGCGAACAGGCGCATGTTGACGATGTCGTAGATGCGCGCCGGTGCATCGGCCCGATACATATCGGTCATCTCCATGCCGGCGAGATCACGAGCCGACAGCTTCTGCCCCTCAAAATGGGAGTGCGTCGAAGCCGTTTCGCGCAGATGCTTCAGGCGTTCCGACAGAACCTCGATCGCGGTCTGGATTGCTTCCATCTCGTTCCGCGTGCTCATTCTCGTTCCATTCATAGCTGATGATTCTCCTGTATTGCCCTTCGGGCTTGACGACGATTGAGACCGGCCTACGCAGGCCGGGCGATAGTGCGATGGCATCTTCGATGGTTGCTGGCAGCCACTCGCGACCTTCGCCGCTGCGCTCCATCCACCATCGTTCTGCCTTGGTCTTTGCGAATCCTTGGTGCCAGAGGCACACCCACTCGCTGACGATATCGAGCCCGCAGGCGTAGTCCACTCGCAAGCTATCCGGCTTGCCGAGCTTCTTGTGCTTTCGGTAGAAGACCCGATCGACGGTCTTCGTGACTGGCTGTTCGTTCGACGAGAGCAGCGAGATCGTCGATGCCGTCTCGTCGTGCTTCGGCTCGTCGTTGATCGGGAACTCGTAGCCGCACTCGACGCAGACGCGAGCAGCGATCCAGTTCTGGACTTCGCATTCCGGGCAGACCTTCGCCATCGGTTCGCCGGTCTCGCCCGTCGATGCGTTCTTCGGCTTGATCTTGTCAATCGGCCCATGCCGCATCACGTTGCCTCCGAAGTCGAGCACGAGGCAGTCAGTCTTGCCTTCTGCCGTCCTCATTCCTCGACCTACGATCTGGACCCACAGGCCTGCGCTCTGCGTGGGTCGTAAGACTGCGATCAGATCAGTCTGCGGAGCATCGAAGCCAGTCGTCAGCACCGAGACGTTGACGAGAGCTCGCAGCTTGCCGGCTTTGTAGTCGTTGAGGATGCGCTCGCGCTCCTGCTTCGGAGTGTCACCGAACACTGCCTCGGCGTCGATGCCATGCGTGCGGAGCTCGTCGAGCACCTTCTGTGCGTGCTTGATGCCGACACAGAACACGAGCCAGGATCGGCGATCCTTGCCGTGGTGCACGATCTCGACGACAGCCTTCTCGACGATACCTTCTGCTTGTGCTGCGCGCTCAAGATCGCGAGCGATGAACTCGCCGGCGCGCTTCTTGACTCCTCGTGTGTCGATCTCTGCGTGCGTCTGCTTCGGCACGACTCGGCACAGAAAGCCGCGGTCGATCAGATCTGTGACCGGAAGCTCGTATGCGATCTCGGAGAAGACTCGGTCATCGCCTTCGCAGAGCATTCCACCCTGCAAGCGATATGGAGTTGCCGTCAGACCGACCACGCGCACGTTCGGGTTGACGTTGGCGACACCTTCAAGGAACGCCCGATACATTCCTTTGGCCTTCTTCGGAACGAGGTGCGCTTCGTCGATGATGATCAGATCTTGCCGCGGTATGATGGTCGACTTGCGATAAATCGACTGGATGCCGGCAAACGTGATCCGCTCGCGAGCCTGCTTCTTGCCGATGCTTGCCGAGTAGATGCCGACCGGAGCTTGAGGCCAAAGCGTTCGCAGCTTCTGGTAGTTCTGCTCAATCAGTTCCTTGACGTGCGTCAGCATCATCACGCGCTGCGTCGGCCATCGGAACAGGATGCCCTTCACCAGCGCCGCAATGATCAGCGACTTGCCGGCGCCTGTCGGCAGAACGAGAAGAGGGTTGCCGGGCTGTTGCTCGAAGTAGTCGTAGAGCGCAGCGATGGCGTCTTGCTGGTAGTCGCGAAGGTTGAACATCTGAAACCCGACAGAGAAAGAACCGGCCAGCACTCAAAGACCCGTACCCACCAGATCCTAGAGTTCACGCTGGCCGGCTGTCTGGCAACACACCAGACTAGAAAGTCACTTGCGCGCCCACGGCGGCGAACCGGCACCGCCCGAACTCTTCGCCGCTGGCGTAGCTGGAGCACCGCCGTCGATCGCGCGGTATCCCTTGATCTCGTTCGTCGGTTCGTATCCGGCGTTGCCCGGACGAATCACGACCTTGGCCGAGACGACGATACCGTGGAGCTCTTCGCTGTCGGTGATCGCCGACTTGCCGCACGCCTGCACGAGCGCCTTGAGGTCGCGCTGTGCGATCTCGACGGCAGTCGTGTTTGCGTTCCAGAGGTTGTATCGCTGCCAGATCTTGCGCCCGCGGATCTGCGGGTGCGTATTCTCGTCCGGTTCGAACTCGACCTGAAGATACTTGCCGTCGCCAGCCTTCGTCATCTTCTGCTCGCTGGTGACGATACGCATCGCATACCAGCCTGCCGGCAGCGGTTCGTAGCTCGGCGTGCCTGCGACGCCATCCAGATCAAAATCAATGTTGACCATTTCTCAGTCCTCCTTGGTTTGGTTGGTGAATGATTCGCCGATGGCCTGCTCAAAATCAGCCCAGGACAACGGCAGCTCTGACGGTAGCTGATAGCGGTTCTTCGCGCGCCATGCCGGGCGCTCTTCGGTGTGGATGATGCGCTCGCCTCGACCGGCACCGCGCGTGCGCTCCTGACCCTTGACGGTATCGCGCACGACGTGGACCTTGTAGCTCGCGAAGAGCAAGCAATCGGCCCACTCGCAGACGATGTCGTTCGCTCGCTTGTGTAGCCTCATCTGGTAGCGATCGAACGGCTCATGCTCCGGCGACTCAAACCGCTTGACCTCGCTGTGCGCGATGACGATCACGGTCATGCCTTTCTCCCGAAGAGCATCGAGGCCGTGCAGGAACGTCCGCATCTCGTCGGCTGCGAAGACATATCCCTTGCCGTATCCGAATGCCTCGATGTTCGGCTTGCGCTCGCGCATCGCGACGTGCTCCCAGATCAGCGGCTCAATCTGGTCGAGACTGTCGATCACGACGGTGCTGAAGTCGTGCTCCTCCGTCAGAAGTGCCGTGATGGCTTCGAGCACGTCCTGGTAGCTGCGAGCGACGGGGAAGTGCGGCACGTCGAGCAGGCCCAGACCTTCT